AGAAAATTTAGTAAATAGCGGAATAAATAATGATAGTAAAGCTTTAGGTGCTATTTATGTATTAGGAGCGTTAACATTAGTTAATGCAGATGCTGCTACATCACTTCCTTGGTTTTTTAATAGTTTTGGACATTTTTAATTTATGTAGATTGTTTTTTACATTAACTCATACAGGATAACAATTTATAAATATATTATTTTAAAAAAAAACAATTTAAAAAGTACTTACTAGTATAAAGTATAATAAGATGGTTAAGAAAACATCCGTTAAATCTGCTGAGACTGATCAAGCCCTTACTGCTAATGCTGCCATTGATCCTGTTGTTGAGAAGAAAGTTAAGAAAACCAAAGCCACTAAGGTTGAGGTTTCTCCTGTTTCCGATGTAGCCGCCAATGTAGCTTCCAATGTAGCTTCCAATGTAGTTGTAAATGTTAGTGATGTTGTTGTTGCAACTGAAAATGAGACTCCTCTTGCTGAGCAATCTATAGAATTTATGGCAAAGCTCCAACAAATTAGCCTTTCTATTTCTTCCCTTAAATCTGAGTTTAGAATTCTTGAGAAAAAGTGGGCTCGTGAAATTAGAACTGCACAAAAGCAAACTAATCGCAGGAAGAGAAATGGAAAGAATAGAGCTCCTTCTGGATTTGTTAAGCCTACTAAAATTTCTGATGAACTTGCTTCTTTCCTTGGAAAAGACAAAGGTACAGAGATGGCTCGTACTGAGGTTACCCGTGAGATCAACATGTACATCCGTGCCAACAAGCTTCAAGATAAGGATAATGGACGTAAGATCAATCCTGATAAGAAGCTAGCTTTTCTTTTGAAGTTAAAGACAAGTGATGAACTAACTTATTTTAATTTGCAAAAGTATATGTCTCCTCACTTCGCTAAGGCTATAAAAGATGTGGTGGTTGTTGCTTCGGAGAGTGTTGTATAAATAGTAATTATAAAATATAAAAAATCAAAATCATACAATTTTTATAAATTTTATTGTTTATAAAAATTCAATTACTTTTTTTATTTGATTTATTTTTTTTAAAATACTTTTTTCTTGTGATTTTTTTTGTAATATTATGTGATATATTTTCAAATTTTTGAAGTGATATTTTTTCTACTATTTTGCCTTTTTTTCTACATGCATTATAATCATAATAAGATTTTTCACCATGTTTATTTTTACAATATTGACTTACTAGAGGAACTTTATGAAAAAATGTTTTTTTATTTTTAGAACCAGTATTACCCATTATATTTATATTATAATACTATTTTATTTAATACTTGGAAATATAAATCCATCTGTTTTTAAAATTTCTTGTAAATCATCTTTTAAAATTGCTGTATTGCTAATTTTGATCGAATCAAATGTTTTCATGTCTGTATGATTTTTACTTAAATCAAATATATCATAAATCTTTAATAATAATTCTATATCTTCTATATAATTCGTATTACTTAACAACCAATCATAAAAACTCATTGTGGTTTTATTTTTTCTTCTATCCTTTAAATACTTTTTAAATAATTTTAATGTTGTATACAAATTGTGCGAATTTTCATCAGTCATTACATTATAATCGGTGCCTGATAATATGCAAATTTCTCTAAATTCTTTTTGTGTAATGCCTAAAGATTTTAAAATACCATTCATATCGTAACAAATGACACTATGATTAAATAAGCTTAAATATCGAAACACATTTGTACAACCATAAATAAACATGTCCATATCTTCACTTAATGTGCCCCATACTTTACCTTTAATAGCAATATAAGCACATAATTCATCTGCTTCATATGGTGCATAATAATATGTAGCACCATATGAAACAATAAGTTTTTGAACAATTTCAATATCATTTTTGGTAATTTTTACAAAACTTCTTTTTAAAGTTACCATTTGAGAAATTATTTTTCGTTTTTCTTCTTCATTCATATTTTCATTATTGTTAATAATATTTTGCAAATTATCATATTCAACAAAAGCACTTTTTCGATCTTCTCGACGTTTCATAAGTAGTTCTTTTTTTTCAGTAAGTGGTTTTCCATCAAATATAAAAACAGGAATAATATTATAATAACGAAATGTTGATAACATATTATACATACTTCCAATTAAATTATCCTCTGCAACATATTTATGCATATATATACTAATATCTACTGCAATTTTTTTTCCAAATAACTCTGTAAAAGAAAGAACTTTTATGGATGAAGATGCATTCTCTCTTAAGAATTTGTTTAAATGTTTGATTCCCATTATTAATTGATATACATTATATTTTGCATAAAATAAGTCAATTTTATTTTTATATTATATAATTACAAATATGTCATCATGTATTAGATCTACTTTTATTGTTAGTTATTTTTATTCTATCATAGATAGAAATCATGTGTGTAGAAAAAGTTAAGAATTATTGAATAAATGTATTTAGATAAAATATTTTTAATACGATTAAATCAGTTAAGTGTATTCATATTATAGAAGAAAAATATAAGTAATAAACTTATAAAAATAAAATTGATTATTTTCTCTCTAATAATAAAATATACAACCTTAAAATTATGGAGACACGAAGCCAAACAAAAACATTATTGACAAAATATGATTTCATATTTGATTTCGATGAAGCAAGCAAAGCATGGAAATCAAATAAAAAAAGTAATGGAAATGGTACATATATTTATGTATGTAAAAAATGTAAAAGAAAATGTTTAATTGGAGAAGAATTATGCAAACAACATTTTACACCCTTGAAGATGTAATAATATAAATAATATAAAAAGTATATAAATAATATAAAAAGTATATAAATAATATAAAAAGTATATAAATAATATAAAAAGTATATAAATAATATATAAATAATATAAAAAGTATATAAAAATATAAAAATATAAAAAGTAATGAATGAAATCACATTATGTTATATAAAAAATGGTTTGTATATACCATTTATACATGTTTTTCTTTATTGTATAACGAATAATTTGTTTTTATCTACTATTATTACACTTAAAATGTATCCATTTAATTATTTTTTTTGGTTTTCTTCTTTTTACGAATATAAAAATATACCTAAAAATTTATATTTTATAAAACAATTTGTTCGTTTTACAGATACAGGCCATATAGCATCTTTTATATATTTTTTAAATCCTATTTTTTTTCCAATTGCGTATAATGTTCATTTTATTATAACATTTGCTTACTGGACAGGAAAAATATGTTTTAAAATCGAAGATAAAGATGAATTAAATACTATAGAAAATATAAAAATAATTGAAAATGCATGGAGTTATAGCAATCATTTTATTCCATTATTATTATTAGTGCGTGAATTATGGATAAACTCAAATCTATGTAATTATAATATTTTTATTTTTAAAGATTTATATTTTTCTTATTTATGGTTGTATACATGGTTTTTTTGTATATACATGCCTTGGAAATTGATTACAAAAGATTATGTATATAATATTTTTTCACCAAAAACATCAATAAAATATAAAATATATACAATATTATTTATGCATATTTTAATTTTAATTGCAAATACAAGTGGTAAAGTAATACATAATATACATTGTTATTAATAATTTTTATCCTAATTCACAAATACTCATTCGTAAATTTGACAAAATATAATTAATTTTGTATTTTTTATTAATAGCATGTAAAAATATTTCAGTTTCTTTTACTCCTGATAACATAGATTTAATTTTATAGTTTTTTTCTATAAATTTACAATATTCTAATTGATTAGTTTGTGTTTTTTTAAATTGTATTAAAGAATAATTATTACTTTTACACCACGATAAAAACCCTTGATAATTGTTCATCAAAATGCATTTAATAATATAATATGATAAAATATGCGTATTTTCTTTATATAAATTGTCTCTAAGAATAATACTATTATGAGTATTTGAATAAAGATCATTATAATTAAGTCCCATAAAATTAAGTGCTTTTATCATTTGAAAGAAACTATAAGTTCTTTCAAAATTTATAAAAAATTCACTATAATCTAAGAATTCATCTATATTTGTTTTATCTTTTAATGAAAAAAAACTACAAAACAATGCATTTATTATTTCAGCCCAAAATTCTGTATAAGATTCATATAAATTTACATCAGATTTTACTTTAAAAATATCTAATATATGTTTATGATATTTAGTATTATCCATATCAGAAAAATCTAATGCAAAGTTATGAAAAGTTTCATGTATAAAAACCTTAAACCATTCTTCTTTTCTAAAAACAACTATTTCTGAATCTCTTGGACAGGTAGTAGTAAAAGCTGTATTTACATTAATTTGATCCAAAACAAATATATTAGATGATGGTAATTTTTTTTCTAAAGAAGTAAAATATAAATACATAACAAGTGTGTTAGAACAAGATTTTGATGAATATAAATTCAAAATATATAACCACATAATTATAGCATCTACATATTTATGATATGTTTCTAATTTTAGTTCAACATTGTTATCTTCTACAATAAAATTAATTTTAATAGAACGATCATAAATAGAAAACATATAATTTAATTCATACGCAGTTGATTGTAAAATATGTTTACGAACTATATCAGGAAAACTATTAGAATTGAAACTTTTTGGTTTTGATATTTGATTATGATTTGTTATTTTTTTAATATTAAATTTAAAATAATGTTGTTGTAATTTTAATTTATTTAAATACTTATATGCATTTAAGATGTCGTAATATAATTCTTTTAAAATATTTTTAGTTCTGTTTGTTTGTTTTATTTCATTAATATGTTTATTTTTTGTAAAAAATAAAATTAACTTTTTACTTTTATCTGTTATTTTCATATTTATACTTATATTATTTATTTTTATTTTCTTTTCTCTCTATTATTTAATTTTCAATATCTTGCAAATTTCTTAAAATTTCAACTTCAGGATAAATTGTTTTGAAATAATCATAATGACTATGAGACCAAGGTTTATGACATGCAAATGAGTGTTCATTAAAAACTTCATCAACACAAAAAGAAATAGCATTTGAATAATCAGGTTTGTTAACCTTTATAGATTCGTAATTTGTAGAAAAATATAAATCTTCATAATTATTATTCCAAGGTATTTTTTCTATAATTTCCAACATTTTATTTTTATTTCTTAAACTAAATCCGCCATTACCAATAAAATCGCAATTTTTTGTGGGTATATAATTTGTCATCAACCAAGGTGCTCCAACATAATCGTAATTTAAAAAAAAAGTTATTAAATTTTTATTATTTTTAAATATCATTGAATCTGTTTGAAATACTAAAAAAGTATCACTAGTAATATAATCATATATTATACTTTTTGTGCAAAATAATTTACTATATTCTGTTAAACTATAATCATTCGTATGTAAATTAACTAACGAAATTCTGTTATCATATAAGTTATTCAATTTTTCTACTATTATTGTAACATATTTTTCATTATTATCACTATGAAATAATATAATATTCCAGTTATTTTCTAAACATTCACATACATTATTTAATACAAATTCTAATGCTTTATGTTTTCTTGGTTCAATAATAATTGCATTATATTTATTTATAATTTCCATTTTATAAATAAATAATATAAAATATTTATATGGATATAACAAATATTATTATTATTTTAGTTGTAGTTTTAATCATTTTAGTAATTCTAAATTTTATTAAATTTAAAAATACAAATCCTAATACAACTTGTTCAACA